ATTCAAGTTGATAGTGACCGAGTTGTGCATAATGTCTGCATCGTTCTCTCCAGTGAAAACGAAACCTGCACCACCCATATCAGCAGCGAACTGATAGATTTCATCAAAAGGTTGAAGATACCTGTCAGGAACAGAGTTGTAGAAATTGCCTTGTTCACCTTTGAACTGAATGACACGACGAACAAACTCTACATCACGAAGATCACCAGTGATAAACTCATTTGCTTCTGTAGGAGAGAACTCAGTATCTTTGATATCAACTCCACGCACCCAGTAACCTTCAGAACGAAGTCTCTTTACCATATGACTTCCAATAAAACCACCAGCACCAAGTACTAGTGCTGTCTTCTTATATTCACTCATAAAAAATCAATGTTTACTAATGTGTATTATATCAGATTTTGATTCTTCTGACACCATCAGAATCTTTAGAACAATGCTCAGTAATTGCAGGAATATTGTTCAGTTTTTCAACAAGAGCTGCAACATCTCCACCACCAGATGTAGGTGCCTCAAACTTTGCTACCAATTCTGCAACTGTCTTTTCCAATGCTTGAAGTCTACCTTCTACTTCCACATCATACTTTGACATGGATGCTCCACTTGCAGATTTTGATGCCGTACCTTTGTATGCCATTTTATCAAAGAGTAATTACTGACCTATTTAGTAAACTCTACACATTTCATCTAGACCCTGAGTAATCAAAAGTTTGGAAGTAAAATCATGTGATTTGAGTTTATCAACGTTTAAAGTCATATTTTTTATTTGTAAAAATTCTTGATCTTTTGGAAAAGGAACATCAAGAATTTTACTTTGACTACCTACTTTCTCTTTACAATAGTCAATAATCTCTCTAAATGAATGTGAGATACCTGTACCAATGTTATAGATTTCATTGGTGTTACTTAACTCCATTAGAGCATTCATTGAAGCACATACATCATCCACATACATGTAGTCTTTAAGATAATAACCACCTTCATATAATTTGATAGGTTCGTCATTCTTGAGACAACGAATCATATACCCAAGAACATTCTTTCCTGGTGTAATGGTAGGATCCAATCCATACACATTACCAATCCTAAAGATACGATACTCAATACCAAAAGTCTTACAGTAAGAAATTACCAGTGATTCTGCACATCTCTTGGTGATCGAATAAAATCCTGTAGGATTACATGGATCATGTTCTTCTGCATCAATCACATTATTACCATAAACAAAACAAGAACTGACAAAGTTGAATACAGTCCCAGGTTTACAATTAGGTAGAACCTCCATCAAGTGACTTAAGTTTGTATCAATATCAAGGTGAACATTCTTAAATACATTCTGATTAGTTGTTGTACTAATGAGATATAGTACATCAGAAGACTCTGGAAATACCTGATTTCTTGGAATAAAATATTGATTTGGATATAGTTTACAATAAGTTCTTCCAATATATCCTGTTGATCCAAAGACAGAAAGATTATTCATACAAACTTCTCACAGTCTTGAAAGGTTTTTCCATCACGATCTTTATCAGAGAGAATGGGATCTCCATTCAGATTCCAATTAATATCAAGATCATTCCAGAGAAGAGTTCTTTCATATTCAGGATAATAGAAATCACTTGTCTTATATGTTACATGTGCTTTCTCACTTCTAGTATAGAATCCATGAGCAAATCCAGGTGGAACCCAAAGTTGAACCTCAGGACGATTTAACTCAATACCATACCACTGTCCAAAGGTCTCAGAAGACTCTCTGAGATCAACAATGACATCATAGATTGTTCCTCTAATACACTTCACTAGTTTACCTTGTGGGTTCTTTATTTGATAGTGTAACCCTCTTAGAACTCCTTGATACGACATAGAATGATTGTCTTGAACAAAATCATAATCAAGACCAAATTTCTCTTCATTGTAGGACTCAATAAAAAATCCTCTATCATCAATGTATTTGTCTACCTCAATGAGGAGAGCATCTTTCAAACCAGTTTCAATAATTTTCATACCATTTAATAGTCTCTAAAAGGGCTTCATCAAAATCAAACCTTGACTTCCATCCTAACTCATCTTCAATTTTTTGACAATCAATAGAGTATCTAAAGTCATGACCAGGACGATCTTTTACAAATTCAATATCAGAATAATCCTTATTCATCAATTTAAAAATCTTACTTACAACAGTGAGATTGTTTAGTTCAGTTCCTCCACCAATATTATACTTCTCTCCTATTTTACCATTCTTCCAGACTTCAATGAGTGCCTCACAATGGTCCTGAACATACAACCAATCTCTAATCTGTTCTCCCTTACCATACACAGGAACCTTCTTACCTTGTAGAAGATTACATATAGTCTTAGGAATTAACTTGTCATTACTTTGTCTTGGTCCAAAGTTATTTGAACAATTGGTGATAACGGCAGGAAGATTATGTGTATTTACATATGACATGACAAAATGATCACTGGCAGCCTTAGATGCGGAATATGGATTTTGTGGTGCATATGGAGTCTCTTCTGTGAAAGGAGGATCATCTTCACCCAATGCACCATACACCTCATCAGTTGAAACATGAATAAACTTCTTCACATTATTCTCAAGTGATGCATTCATCAGATTAACAGTACCCTTGATATTAGTGTCAATGAAGGGTAAACAATTACTGATAGAATTGTCTACATGACTTTCAGCTGCAAGGTGTAAAACATATTCTGGTTTATGTTTATGAAAGATCTCATCAATGACATAACCATCAGAAATATCAACTGGATATAAATTGATAAACTCAGGAACATTTTTTGGATTAGATATTTCAGTGAGATAATCAATCACAATAATCTCACTATCATATAGATCAATGAGATTATGAAGTAAATTACTACCTATAAATCCTGCTGCTCCAGTAATAAGTAAGGTCATTTTTGATGATATTTTTCTAAAAGTTCAGGGGAGTATTGTTGAATAGATGATTCACTTTCTTTGGTTTCTCTCTTCACCTTCTCAAGTTCATACACTCTATTACGAAGTTCAGTGGAAGAGTATTGATGTTCACGTTTATGGAAGTGTAACTCAATACCATTATCAATACAATATTGTTTTCCAGTGAAGTCTCTATCCTTATACTCTTCACTCAGGAATCTAATATTAATTAATTGTGTCTTGATCATGTTCAGAAGATCTGCTTCTGTTTCATATACAAGGATCTCATCCACATACTTACATCCCTGTACTTGAACATACCTTTCATACACTGACTGTGTTGGTTTGTTCTTAATACCAGGACGATCAATAGTTGGGTCAACCTGAAGTGCAACAATCAGATAATCACACAATTGTTTTTCCATCTTCAACATTGTAACATGTCCAGCATGAAACAAATCAAATGAACTACAATTAAATCCTACTTTCATTTTAGAATATCTTTTCTTATATTATACAAAAAAAGGAGGGTTTATACAACCCTCCTTAACTTTCATTTGGGAATATATATGGGAAGGAGAGACACTCTCATAGGAGTAACTCTCTCAATACCTTATAGGGGTTCTTTATACCAACCAGGATAGTTTGTATTAGATATTCTGGAATGAACACCTTTCTTTGTAAGGTTATACCTCTTTCCAACCTCTTCCAGTTGGTTATGGAGGTATGTATTACCTTCAATATAATATTTGTATTGGGGTTTTCCAAAGAAACTGGTATTGATAGTCCTCCTACCTTTACTCCACATATCTTTCATATTATCACTATTGGTTCCTACAAATAGGTTTTCCAGATAGTTTATCTCTGGATAGGATAGGGTTTCATCCTTATGGAGAATGAATAACCCTTTCTTATATTCTGGAAGGAAGTTTCTTCCTACCAACAAATGTATTCTATGTTGTTTTCCATCAAGGTAACAATGGTAATAATATCTTTTGTGTTGGGGGAGTTTGTTCCTCCTTGTATCTTTATATGTTTTTTGGAGAACAGGGTTCAACCATTTTTTCTTCTTGGAGTTATATACTCTACCTCTGGTAGTAATGAAGTAACCAGAATGTCCTGGTATTTCTTTACACTCCTCTCCATCTTCCAGGTATTGAATGAAGTCATACTTACTCATTCTCCTTCCTCCATAAGAGGATAGAAGTATTCCAGAAGACATTCTATCTTCTCTTCTGTTTCATACTTCTCTTTCATTTCTTCATAATAACATTCCAGTTGATATTCCAACAAAGTATCAACCATCTCCTCCTCTTGTTGTAGGAGAAGATATTCCTTTATTCTTGACATACAATAACTCCATAGGTTTTCTTATAAGTTTGGGAGAACTTATAGAGTTATTATAGAGTATTCTTTAGATATAGTCAAGTAATAATATCTTAATAATATCCTTTTCATCCTCAACAAACCTATCCTACTTATGGAAAGGTTTGTTGTAAAGAGTAGAAATACCTATTGTTGGAGGAGGGAGAGAAATAGAGAAGTTTATGGAGTATCTGTTCTCCCAAACTTACTTACCAAACCCCTCTCTATCCCTCTCCTACCTCTCTGGATAAGTTTATAGACATTCCAGGTCTTATACCCACTTGTTCTTTAACTGGAAACAAGAAACCAGGCGGGAGTGTTACCTCCATCCGCACCACTT